AGCGCAACATAGCTTGTGGATTTTTGCCTTGCCCATTTTCTAAGCCTACACCTGGCTGAAATTGTATTTGTAATTCAGCAAAATATTGGCGTTGCAAATCTGCGACTAAATGTGGGCAACGTCTAAGCCTACGAATTGTATTGCCTGCATCTGTATATACAGCATTGTCTAACTGGTATATCTGCCCATTGGCATAGTCACCAACTAAATAGACATTATTGAATATTGCACCGCAATTGGATCTATGACGATTAAATTGCACACCGTCCCAACTCAACCACTTATGCCACATATCTGTTGTCAGATCAAATACCCATGTAATATTGATTGTAGGAAATGTAACTACATAAAACTCATGCCCATCGAGCTGGTATGTATAACCAACTGCATCAGCAATATATTGATTCATTAGCGTTTGCTCAACTGCATGGGTACTTATTCTTTTGAACGAATAACCTTGCATTACGCCAATAATGTTTTGTCCCCTAGTATCTTGGCTTACAAATGCAAACTGTTCGCCAAACCTAGCCACGCTAAAAGGCGCAGCAATACCATGTTGTACAGATGTACCAGAAACCCGCTGAAACGGGAAACTGATAATGCCAGGTATTACATTACCGACATCAGTCCACATTTCAGCCGTGAATTCACCAAGCAAAAATACCTGTCTGTGGTCAACAATAAGTGAAACAAGCGGATCTGGAGCGCCATCTTTTGTACCGTAATACGCATTTGAAGACGTTACTAAACCTAAATCAGTTGCCGCCCAATTTTGAGTATTTGGTTGGTTATAAATTATATAGTTGTCAACTACGTCACAAACATTGGCGCCAACCCAAGGACCATCAGATGCAGGCAATTGATTAAAACTATTAGTTTTTGCTATCCAATAATATCTGTTTGCACCATCAACAATATAAGCATTTAAGCCTGTATTGCTCATAATGTTATCTGTAATAGATACAGGTCCAGTAGATGTGGTTAAACTACCTATTTGTGTGCTTACATAACCATTTGAATATGTAATTGAATATACATTTGTACCAACTACAGCAATTAAATATTGTCCTCCACTAAGAGTACGCATTCCCCGAACAGGCGCATTGTTAAGCTGCAATATAGATGTTAGACCTGGCGTTGGATATAAAGCAACCACGCCTCTACTACCTGGAGGCTTCAAAGGATCAATTTCTGGGTAAAAATTGATGCACTCTTGAGCCTCCTGGTAAATGGATGCTGCTTCATAAGATGGACCAACAAAACCAAAATCAGCCATTTTTTAGTACTTTAAAGTTATTCCAAATAATTTCAGCATAAGCAATATCTAAAATTGCTAATAACCAATCCTGGGTAATGAAATAATAAATAACTGCACAAATTGCAATTTTTGCAACAATCAAACCTGCTTTTAAACCTATTTCAGAAAACAACCACGCCATGATTGGATTTGCTTCATGCCCTACATTTGTAGTTAATGCTTTCCAAGTTGTATAAATATCTGCACATTGCAATAAACAAAATAAAATAAACAAATAAATCATCTGAAAAACCCTCCTGAAAGTATCCAACCAGCATCTTTTTGTCTTCCAACTAAAAGCGCATCTGCATAAGTTGAAGTGATTGCTGGGTTCATGTTTGTGCGTTTAACAGTAGATTTGGCTTGCGCAGCAAATTTCATAATCATCTGTATTTGCGTGGGAGAAGCCTTGCCATACATAGGCATTAATCTTTCAGCCAAACACCACCGAAGCGCCATGTTATAGCCTTGTGGTAGATTAATGTTATCAAACAAAGTTGTAAATCGACTAAATATCTGATCTACAAATATGTGCATTTGACCTTGGGATGGATTGGGCCACAAATAGATATTACCAAGTGTTTCTGTTGGCTCATAATACACCGCTTTGGGCCAAGGACCGTTAAGTGTTTTTAGGCCAATCATTTCGTACTGTTCAAGATTGAGTACAGCTACTGGGTAATCAAGGCCACCGCCAGTAATAGGCGCACCGTTAGAAGTAGTATTAACCCTTACAAATGCAGAACGCAATCCTAATGGGCGTTGGTAATAAGAATTAAAGTTAACAGGTATTGGCGTAGCTGTCATTGCTTCGCTGCTGATCGTCAGACTGTTGCTGATAGTGTATGAACCTGTGCCACCAGAACCAGATCCAAGCGCAGTAATTGTAGTTCCAGAAGTAATACCAGCGCCAGTAATAATGCAACCAACTCCAAGCGTTCCTTGGCTAATTGCGCTTACATTTAAAGTAGTTCCAGATACAGAAGCTGTAAATGTGGGCGTTGGGTTAACAAATGTAGTATTTAAAAGATATGTGCCAAGCTCGTTTACTTGCCCACCAGCGCCAGACAACATTTGTGTTATTGTCGTATTAGAAGGAACATTTAGACCAGTAACAGTCTGGTTAATAGAAATACCACCAGAAGTTAACTGCGTAATAGTTAATATATTATTTTGTATGTAACCTGTAAACATAGCTCCTATTTGACCGCCTGGTCCGATAGTGTATTGCGTTTGGCCAGGTGTGACATTGAATATGATTTCATTCTTGTAAAATACCATCATATCCTCATTAGACCATTGATCTAATATATCTTGGAGCATATCAAAGGCATCTTGTGAAGCCTCAGGTGTAGGTGTTTCCCCAGCCTCTAAAGCACCAATATCTTTTAATGCTCTGCTAATTATGTCATTTGGTGTGGTCATTTTTTGCCTTTAAGAACTAATTAAACCAAATGTTTTCCAAGTGCCTGGAGTTCCACTAGATACACAAATATAGCCTGCATATCCTCCAGCAGTAGCCCCAGAATTCCAAACAATATCACCTTGCAAATGTGGAGTAGTAAAAGTAGATGGATTGTATTGAGACTGAATTATTTGTTGTGACCCAAGGAATAAAGTTCCTATTTCACCATTATTAATCATTGCAGTTGTTGATGCAGTTTTACCATCAGAGATAGTTACTCCATCCACATAAGATATGCCACCTGAAGTTGTGCCACCATTTAAAACTAAAATAACTTCAAAATTTGCATTTGTACCTCTTTGAGTAAATCCAGGAAGTCCAATATAAACTGTGTATTGCTTTCTTATCCAAGTATTATATGCTCCAGCATTAGGAATAAAATTAGAAACTGGTAATGTATATTGATAGGTAACATCACCATACCCAATATTATTTATTCTTAGACCATAATCGCCTGTATTACCAGATGCAACATAAACCCAAAAAGAAACAGTCATGTAAGGAGAGAAAAATTGATTCTTAGGAACTACATACTTTATTCCTGAAGATGCATTCCCTGCACTTGTTAACTGTAAAGAATAAGGAGCTTGATAATATATAGAACTTGATTGTGCTATTGCATCACCTGAATACCCAACCGTTACACCACCAAGAGGTGCATTACCATACCAATTATTAAAATAACCATTTTGGATTAAGTTATTTTGTCCAGTAATAGCTACAGAACCTTGAAATATGTTTTGGTCATCATTGTAATCTGGGTCAGTATCAATAAATAATGTATTAACACCATTATCAAATAAGTAGCCTCTTTGAAAACTACATTTTGTAAATGTATTATTTTGTGAAGATGAGCTAATTGTGCATTGTGATAAATGCAAATTAGTAAAAGTACAGTTAAATGAACCAGTTAATTGCAATCCTTGATAAACAGCATTTGTCCTTTGAACACTTGCAGAATTAATATTTATGTAAGAACTATTTATAATATTTATGTTACAAGTAATTGGGCTTTCAATATGAGTACCCCAAACATTTGTATTGTACTGAGCAGCATTTAAATTATTGATGTAAAGATTTGTACCATTACCCTCCAAAGTACCACCAAAAATGTTTATATATGTTGATGTACTTCCAGCAGAGCCAGGATTATTTATTGAAAATCCTATTGTGCAACCAGATGCTATACAACCATGAAATTCAGTAGCACCAATTCCATAAGTATCTGAAGTTTGAACAATTAAAGAAAATCCTTTAGCCAATAAACCAGAATATCCAGTTGTGTAACTTGATGGACTTACACCATTGGTTGTTGCAGTACAAGATAAAAATCTCGATTCAACTGAATTTTCTATTAAAAATCCATTACCAGATGTACCATTTAAAACATTTATGTTACTGTAAGTTCCTCTATTAGAAGCAGTAATACTCAAGCCATCTTGAGCAGAAACAATATCAATATCACTAATAATGCAATCATCTGAGCCTGTTACCAAAATTGCAGGACCAGATGCGTTAGTGTTCCAAATTAATGTTCCTCTTGTACCATCGCCAGTACTGCCAATAGGCCCACTTCCAGTAATTTTTCTAGGCCTGCTAGAAACTAAAATTCCTGTTGTCTTGTATAGTCCAGGAGGAAAATAAATATTTGAGTTGTTTTGAATACAATAATTAATAGCAGCAGTACTATCATTTGTTCCTGTAGGATCAGCGCCAAAATCTGTTACTGAGACAGTTTCTTGTAATTTAGACTGAACCGTTCTTGATAATTGAGCTGTGCCAGTTCCTGAACCTACTCCTGTAGCAGTAAAAAGAACACCAACTGTGTTACTGGTTGCACCAATACTTTGGAAATTTGTTGTGCCTACAGATGTAATCAAATAAGTCTTTCCAACAACAAAAGAACCAGCAGTAATTGTATAACCTTGCTCATAAGCAACGCTAGAAGCATCATTAATCAATGCTAAATTTGTGGATGTTGATGGAATATTATCGTAACTACCTATTTGAGTAGCGTTAGCGTTTTGTAATACGAATTTGTAGCTATATCCATTTAACAACCATATTTCTTGTGTTGTTCTGCCCGAAGCATCTAAAACAATAGGATTTGAATTAGCAACTGTTGCTATAGGTGTAGTGTAAGTTGCTTGCTGAGTTGTTGTTCCTGCAGCATAAGTGTATAAAAGACCGCCAGATAAAGGCACGCCATTATTGTCAAAAAATTGCGCCCCAGCTCCTGCAAATGGCGATAAATTAACTACTGTAGTTGTCATTTTTTATTCCTTATGCAATATTAGCATTTTTAAGTCTTGTCTCAAGATTTGTAATCTGAGCTGAAAGTTCTTGAATTGCTTTTACCATTGAGGGAATTAACTCCTCATGATTCATTTCTAAATATTCAATTCCATCACCACCAGCTTTAAATGGTGCAACAGAATTTGGGAATATTTTTTGAAATTCTTGAGCAATAAATCCAGACGCATTTGTTTTTCCTTGCCCTGGAATCCAATCGAAATTTCTTGGTTGCAAAGCATTGATTTCTGCTAAACCAGTTGCAATATCTCTAATGTTAGTTTTAAGTCTTTGATCTGAAAGGGAAGAAATAACAATGGTTCTAGCATGAATAGTTCCACTCCAATCAACATAATATTGATATTGATTGACTCCATTTGTATAGTACATAGCCATGAATTGATAGCCACTATTATTAGATGAAGAATAAGCAACAGAAAAAGGACTTCCTGTGGCATTTCCATTTGGTTGATATATGGAAACTCCAGATCCTGATGCTGAACCACCAATATATAAGTCAGTACCATTGAAATATAAATTACTACTAGAACTAAATGCGCTAGTACCATTACCATAAGGTATTTGACCAGTAGTTAAACTTGTTAATCCAGTTCCACCATAAGGAACAGTAATAGTATTTCCTGCCCATGCACCAGCATGATTTGTGGCAGTTAAAGTTCCTGTGCTTGGTACAAAACTAAGTTTAGTGCTAGATGTAGTTTGCGGTAAATTACCTGTTGTTGCGCTAACTATTGTTGGATACCAAGTAGCGCTTGAGCTTGTGTTATCTGTGATTGCGGTATTTGTTGCGTTTGTTGCCGATCCAACAGATAAAGTAGATTGAGCTACATACTGGGGCGCAGTACCGCTAGATGTCAAAACGTAATTTGCCGTGCCTATACCTAACTTTGATAAAGCAGATCCAGAAGCGTAATACGGCAAGTCTCCAGCTGTGTAACTGGTTAAGCCTGTACCGCCTGCAGTTGTAGGTGTCGTTTTCCAACCAATAACTTGTATTGCTGAAGATCCATCTTTATAAAATAATTTGCCATCAGCATAATTAATAGCCAATTCACCAGCGCCCAAATTGGCAGCCAAAGGCACATTACTAGCCGTCCCGCTGTTGTAAAGATAAATTGGGGTATAGTTTGTTTGCGCCATTTTTAAATATTAGGTGTAAAAACTTGGGGTTTCCAGGGCGGTACAACGGTCTGCTTAGATAAGGATTTTAACTGTTCTATGAGTCTAGATGTAATTAAATTTACACCGTCCTTGTAGGTGTCGTTCTCTACCCATTTAGCGACCATATCCTCAGTCACTTGCGCAAAAGGTACTGTCATTACTGGGTTTTTAAACCACCAATTGCCTTCTGTTTCCACTTTTTTATCATCCTCTGTTGCTGTTACAAAGTATTTGGCATGGGTAATCAA